AAGAGTCTCCTGGTCTACTATATCAAGACCATTATTTTCCATTATATCCGCGACTCTCTTATAAGTCTCCCCGCCATCCTCTATCAAAGGATTGAGTTCGGTCGCAGACTTGCCCATCAATGCCATTGCGATGGCATCTCTCTCGGTCTCGTTTTCCATTTTGCCGAGTGCTTCGATAGTCTCATCAAATACCTCGCCCGCGTCTCTCAAAGAGCCGTCTGCGTTCTGGATATTGATTCCTAAATCCGCAAAATACTGTGCTTGATCATTAGTCCCATCTAACGCGCCAAGCATATTCTTTTTGAGTTTCTGCTGAGACTTTGCTATCGCCTCGACCGATACATCGACAAGGTCTGCGGAAAGTTTGTATTTCTGCAGCTCGTCTGTTCCGATACCCGTTACCTTTGAGAGTGTGTTGAGGTCATCTGCGCTCTGCCCTGCCTTGACCGAAAGACCCGCGAGAGCGACATCGATTGCCCCGGCTACCATAGACACGCCTTTTAAGGACTCGCCTGCTTTGGTGACCGCACTTCCAAAGTCTGCCATCTTCTGTGATGCCTGACCCAATACGGAAGTTGAAGCCTTGAGCTTCTTGATTTCCTTATTAAAGGCTTTCTGCCTCGATTCTGCGGTGATGATCTCGCGTTGAAGTTCTCTGTAGTCCGCGCTCGTTTCATCAATGCCTTTTGCCTTCATATCAGCAAGAGCCTTCTTTAAGGATTTGATGTCACCGTCTGCCTTTTTGGTCGTATCGTTAAGGACTGCGAGCCTCTGCTTCAAGAGATCAACATTGTGAGGGTCGAACTTGAGGGACTTGTTTATATACCCAAGTTCCTTATCGAGTGCTTTCGACTCGTTCCTCATTTTGTTTATTGCGCTTGAAAGGTTGGTCGTATCGCCTCGGAATTCAATTGTGATTCCTTTTACGTTTCCCGCCATTGTTTAAACTCCAAAAAACAGACGATAGTCCTCTCTTGTGGCTTTTCGTCTGTTTGTCTTTTTCTGTTCTTGTTTGTTTCTGTTGTTGTATTCGATACAGAAATCGACGACTTGACCGATGGTCATTTTTTGTACTGACTCATACGACAAGCCTCTTTCGATTCCCGCCATCATTATTATTTCGATGTTGATATCGCCTTCGGCTTTTCCCGAAGGCTCTTTAAGTTTTTTGAGGATACTAATCCCTTTAAAAGTAAGTCGAAAACTGCGGGTGCAATTAAATCAAGGGGGAATGTGTCGAACTGTCTCACCCACTTTTCAGGTGTCTCGATATCGTCGTCGTTCGCTTTCGCCATCGCCCATACAAGATTTACAAAGTCCGTGAACTGGACTGCGCAGAGTTCTATCATCGCGCTCTGGAGAATGTCTCCGTCCAGATTCTTTATAATTTCGGTCATATCCTGACCGCTATATTTCTGCAGTTCTCCGAATAACTTTGTTATTGCCGATACTATCGGCATGACATCAGGGACTATGTCGTGTCCGAACTGGTCTTTATAAATCATCGCCCACGCAAGTGAGTTTGATAATGTGAGTTCGGTGTCCTTGTTTATTTTGATAGTCTTAATCATTTCACTTCTCCTTCATAGACAAACAAGGGAGGGTCTCCCCTCCCGTCGTGTTAGAATGCAGGTGCAGTAGGTGTGGTGAACAGAGTTGAGTAACCCGTGTCGCCTTCCTTGAATACCGCCATAGTAACTCCCGTGTTGTTGTCGCCAACGCAAGTCACCGGAAGTGTTGCGGTCTGCGGTTCTTTGTTCTCTGTGATAGTCTCGAAACTTCTTGCGATGCTACCGAGTGTGCAGTTATATAATATCACGCGGATAGGTGTGTCATCGGTCTCCACCTGAAAAGCGATATATACACTCGGTTTCTCAGGGTTCTTGACCATTGCAAGACCGCCAGAAGTAAGAGCCTTAAATCCGAGGAACTGTGTCTTGAATTCGTCGTCGAACTGAGCGCACTCAAGGTCGCCCTCGATTCTGCCCCCGGAGTATCCTGACCAGTAAACGATATTGTCTGCGTAAAAGTCGTTGTTGTTCTCGTTTACCTCAGGAGAGAATGAAACCGCACCTTTCTGGTGGTATGGTGTTCCAAGAGTCACAGTTCCGTTGTTGTCGGTATATGTTCCGACGTGTAACTGTGATATACCAAACTGGACTTTGCCCATTGTTGTCCTCCTATACATAGTAATAAATAACGAAGAGACCTTCACTTTCGATGTAGGTGTCTTCGCTCTTTTCATAATTAAAGCCATCTCGGAGGAGAGCCTCTTCGATGGCTTTTTCATTTGCTTCGTTTTTTTCGGTGAAATAATATTCCACCTGATATCGGTTATTTGTGTAGTGCCATGTGTTGTCCGCACCGAAAGTCGTCTGTCCGTTTCCTAAATAAACAAGGAATGGCGGTGTGACTGGCTTTCTAAAGTGCGAATAGGCACAAGGCAGACCGATTGACCTGAGCGTGTCTTGTATCATAGTTTAGCCTCCAACGTTGAGATGACCTCTTCAACTGCGTTCTGCTCTGCGTCCTTGATGTGTCCGTCACCGTTCACTCTTCCGTATGTCCCGTACTGGTTGCGGACGATGTGACCGTTCTCCAGTAAGTGGGTCAACATATGGTGTCTTTTGTTGTGAACGATGAATATCTTTGACTTGCCGAATCCCTTTTCCGTCTTTACCGTCCAGTCTTTCGCATATGCGCCCGAACGTTTTGCAGATGTCGTCTTGAGTTCCTTGACCGCGTCCCTCGATGTCTTCTTCATCGTGTCATTGGTGAGTTCATCGACCTCGTCGGCATACTCTTTCAGGATGCTATCAAGTTCTTTTTCAATCGACATTTGTTTTCTCCTCCAGTATGAGGGTTATGGAATCCCTCTGTGCTTTCCAGTCTGTGCGGATCACGGTGTAAGTCTTCCCTTCGAATTCGACGAGTTTTTCACCCTCATAGTCCTCGCGGTTGGCGAGGACGAGGGTGATGGAAGGATGCAGTCCAACTATCTGTGCGTTGTAGAATTCGGAATTGTAGACCGAACGAGGCTGAACATACACCTCGCGCCTTGTGGTCTCGGTGTGTTCGTTCAGGTATTCGTCATAGGTCTTGCCCTCGTACTTTATAAGGGTTGCTATGTTGTCATACATCTAAAACACCCCAATCTGTGTACCCGGTCGCAGTTCCGAGTTGTGCTTTCTGCTCATCGTAAGACCTCTTCAAACGGTCATAATCCTCAGGGATGCCGAAATTCATCTTGCAGTATGTGATGACCGCCTGAGTGACCAGAGGGTCTGCGTTCTCGGTGAGTACGGAGTCCATAGCACCGCCAAAACCCAAGTCCTTGAGACCCGCTTTCATGAGTCCCTCAAGTTCCGTGTCGAACGCGGTCGTCTTGATTCGCAGAGCCATCTTGATCTTTTCTAACATTTAACCGATACCTCCAAGTTGATTATTCTCCTACGATTTTTACAACTTTGCCCTTTGCAACAACATCAACCGCCATCAGTAATCTGCCGACAATTCTCACGATGTTTGCAGGGGCTTCGGTGTATTCGTCAAAGATGAATCTCGGCTCTGCTCCTTCGGGGAAGTTAGCCTGAACACCTGAAAGGTCAGCGATGATTCCCTCGGCAGTACCGAGAGAAGTTGCATCTGTGTAAAGTACTGTCATTCCGTCAAAAGGATCAAACGCAAAGTTTCTGCCGATTGCATCAGCCTTGATGGATGCTGCATTCTGTCTTGTGGTGATGAATACAACATCGGAAGCCTCTCCGCCGAGAAGACCCTCTGCATTGATGATGTCTTCTGTTGTGATGCTTGCTCCTGCCATTGTGTAGGATGCAGTCAGAGTAGATGCGACCATCTTCACTACTGACTGTGAAGCGGCTTTCTTTACAAGGTGATATTCGATTTCATCATAAAGGTAGTCGAGGAACTGTGTTCCAGTCATAGCCATTGCGGAATGAGATACACGGATCATCTTCTTCAGGTACTCGCCTACGAGGTCAACATAGTCAAGAACGAGGTTCTCCTCTGCGATTGCGTTTCCACCTTCGGTGTGGATCTTTGCACCATCGGAAGAAACTTCAACACCTACTTTTACGTTTCCGGGGAAGAAGGTTCTGCGGACTCTTCTCATGATTTCATCATTGTCCCAGTTTGTGTTGATTCTGTCTTCTACATAAGTGGGAACTGCAACTGTTCCGTTAGTAGCGTTCTCGGTCAGTAAGGCTCTTGCTTCTGCTCCGATTCTGTCAAGGTCAAAGTTCTTCTTTGCATATTCAACGTATGCGTCAATATACTCGTTGGTGCTTCTTGTTTCTCTTGAAGTCATGTTTTCTTTCCTTTCTTCAACTATAGGGTTGGGAGCGGGTGTCTTGATTACTTCATCAACCACCTTTGCTCTTTCTTCGGCTTCTGCCTTGAGTTCTTTCTTTCTTTCTTCGATTGCGTCGAGTTCGGCATTGATTCCCTCAAGCCTTTCGAGGTCTGCGGTCTTGAGTTCTTCGGAAAGTTCTGCCTTTCTGGTCTGCAGTTCATCGAAGTTCATTTCTTTAATTTCCATTTAGTCCTCCATTAATCTCGCCTTGATCTCGGCTCTTCTTCTTTCGAGGTTTAACTTCTCGGCTTCAAGTCGCTCCGCTTTTAACTCGTCAATCACTCCGTCGACAAGTGCGTCGATTGATCTCGCCTCGATTGATGTTCCCGGGTTGGCGGGGATGCTGACTGCGGATACATCGTATAGCTTGATAATCGAGTTGATGCGCCTTTCTTCGATGGTCTTGCCGTCAACGTTGATTCTTGTCCACACGTCTGCAGTTCGGTCGACCTTGAATCCCATTGACATCCTTGTGGTGTACCCGCCTTTGATTTCTTCGTAGATCTGGCGACCCAATTCAGTGCCTCCAAGATCTGCGTTTATTAGTAAACCCTTCGGTTTATCTACTTTGAGTTCGAGAGTTCCGTTCGAAAGCCTTGCGAGAACCCTTCCCTCGTGGTTGTACTGAGCGATCACGTCACTCATATCGCAGTTGTCGAATGCGTTCTGGTCGATTACCTCACGCACTTCATACTCACCGTCGTCATATAAGGTGTAAGGCTCGTCGAATGTCGTTGCGTATCCCTGCACCCTCTTTTCTTCATCGTTTGCCCTCACATCAAAGGCACGATATTCTCTGTCAGTCTTCATTCTGTCCTCCTACTTTTTCACTTGCGTCGTAGTATTCGCCTCTTATAATTCTGCGGTCTCCATCGTCCACCGGGGAAAGATTCCAGATGTCTCTTACCTCGTTTATGCTCATGACCCCACGGTCAAGCATTGTTGATGATATCGTCAGCTTGTCTGCGTTAGACATGAACTGGAGACGGTTAGCGGTCGCCATCAGCCCTGAGCCTTGCGCCCTTTCTCTTTCGCTGAACATGGCTTTCGTCATCGCCTCGCTGAACTGAATCGCAAAAGGTTCAACTGCGCCCTCATAGAACGCAGACCAACTGTCACCGATAGCCTTGTTCTGCAAAACGTCCTCATTGACTCCGAAGTAGTTATAAACATTCGAGTAAATGAGTTTTAACTGTTCCGCGTCGACCGTATAAGGTTTGTAGTCTATCTGCTTGATATTTTTATAAGTCGACGGAAAAAGCAAAAAGCCACCGTTGTCGGATTCTGCTTTGAGGTTTTCTTTTACGAATCTTTTCCGTTCTTCAGCAAGGTCGGAAGGCTTTGCAAAGTTGTCGAGCTGCGC